TGGCTCAAGAGTCAAAGCAATGGTATACATCATGCGCTCTGACGCAGCTCCGGGAGTCCCGTCCAAACAATACATGCGTACTATATTGCGCGGATACGCAGATTTCCACCTTGATGAAAATTATCTAATCGAATCTCTTATTCGGAATCAGGATGAAACGGGAAAAGAGAGGGCGTAACCCCTCTCTTCCTCATTTCTTGCTCGTGTCGTTGCAGCGACACTTTTCTTGCGTTTTTTGATTTCCACGCCTCGTATGAGTAATGTTAGATTCCCTGTTCGGTATCCGTACGATCAATTCGTCTAACTCACAGTCCAGTGCTTCGCATATCAGATCTAAATGCTCCAAGTTCACCCTGTCCGCGAGTTCGTGGTACAACTCATTGATTGTGTTCGGACGTATGCCGGTAGCTCGGGCAAGATCTGCCTGCGTCAGCCGCAACTCGCCAAGCTTTTTCGACAGTAAAATCTTTATCATTCGCCATTGCTCCTTCCGCTATAAATTACCATATAATGGTAGTTCATAGTGAGAAATGATAGATTATATCAAATTAGGTTATTGGAGCTTTGGCGAAAAAGTTATACTCTTTTTACATACTCCAGAGCAACCCAACCGGCTCCGCTCTTTAAGCGGCCCCATGTATACCCGCCGGCGCTCTTTGTCTCAACAATGGTATAGACGCCTTTCGGGCAGAATCCGTTCTTCCCGTAGTTCGTTCCCGGACCTTTTCTGATATACAGATCTGAAATGTTGACCTGTACCTTGAAGCTTCCAGATGAAGAGGATCCGCCGCCAGAGGAAGCCGCCGCCCCCTTATAAGTGCAGTATGCCTTATCGACATTGATCCATCCTGCCCCGGACTTTAATTTGCCCCATGAGCCGTTCTGAATTTCTGTGATCGTGTACACGCCCTTATCTTTGATGGATCCATTCGTTCCATAATTTGTTCCAGGACCTTTCCGAATATTGAGTTCCGAAACGTTGACCTTATACGTTCCGGTTTTATAAGAAGCGCCAGAAGCAGAGCCGCCGCCAGAAGAACTGCCTCCACCTGATGAGGCTCCAACATACGAGCAGTAGGCTGTACTGACGTTAATCCAACCAGCGCCTGATTTGAGCTTGCCCCAAGATCCGTTCTGGATTTCAGTAATTGTGTAAGTTCCTTTGTCGGTAATAACACCGTTGGTACCATAGTTTGTTCCAGGTCCTTTACGGATGTTGAGATCGCCGACATTGACTTTGTACATACCGGTCTTGTAGTTTCCTGAACCACCGCCTGTGCTTCCGCCACCGGTTGTTCCTCCGCCGGAACTCCCGCTCAGCTGTGCGGTTACACGGTTTGCCACATCGCCCAGCCTGGAGTACAGCCAATCCCCAGGACAGGATTTATTTGCAAACCAACGATGAACCGTCAATACCATTTCGTTTGATTTCGGACTGTAATTCAGGGCTGTGTTCTTATCCCCAAACCAGAGCAGCTTTGTCTTTCCGTTTCTCCGGCAGATGTCAACACACAGTGCGATCAGCTTCTCATACACTGCATTTGTCATGGCATACGGATGCGACATATCGCTTGCGCACTCAATCGTTACCGCTCTCTGATCGTTTGCATTACTGGAAGAACACCAACTTCTGTTGCATTCATCCACAACAAGCACGACTCTCCCATCCTTCCCGATGCCATAATTGCAGGAAGCCTGGACATTGGAACTATCAAAACATCCTCCAATAGATTCCGCCGAAAGCTGTCCTACTACACAATGGGGAGTAATCCGGTCGATCGCGTGCGTTCTGGCTCCGCTGTGATTAGGACTTTTGACTGTGCAATTTACTAAACTACTGTTACTCATACCTGTATCCTCCTTGTCATACTGTGTTAAATTCCATCTCTCAATCAGGCTGCAGAGTTTGTCCACATATGAAATATCCGTGGCATATCCGCCCGCCTTAATTATCTCCGCGGCTCTCCGGTAATCTTTCTCTCCAGACAGCCCCGCATATCTCTTCATGCTACCATTCATAGCACCATTCAAATAACACGAATGGTCTTTGATGCTCGTAAGAATATCCGGATACTTCCGGAAGTCTGCCGTGATAATGTATACCGTTCCATCCAGCTTCTGCTCATTGGTCTTCTTCGTATACTTGCTTACTCCATCCCATACGGAATCCCATGTATTTCCGGACAGAGAGCATTTCATTCCAAACAGATTATTTGCGTTGACCGCAAGTTCTGTGCTGCCGTATCCGGATTCCAAGCACGCCTGCGCCACGGTGATGGAAGCAAGGATCCCACTGGCTGCCATATCCTCACTCGCCAATGGTCCGATTTTCTCAACAAATTCTTTTTCTGTCATGTTTGCTCCTATCTAAAAAGGCGCACACGAACTAATATCCGATTCGCATACGCCTTTTCTTTGTTATTTTTGGGAATTATTTACTTTTCCATCGTCCAGAAGATCTTTAATTCCGTCAAACCATTTCTGCACTAAGTTCCTCAGTGCACTCTCCGGCACAAGCACCTGCAGCCATTTCGGGAGCAGACCTCTCGCCTGCTGGATAACCCACTCAAATTTCTGTTTACCGGTCCCGGATTCATTGTACATGTGCTCAGCCTTTAAAATAAGCTGATAGACATCTTCCCTGATTCCGTCAAGCCCTTTCTGCTTGATGTATTGAACCACAACTACGATCGTAACTATTACCAGAATTGCGAGAACAATAATCAGGATCGGTAACGGGATCTGTTTAATAAATTCTAATAATTCCATAAAAGCTCCTCCTTATAAAAAAGTGCATTCATCCGTACACTTTTGATACACGTTTTTTATGTTTCTAATTGCGAATACTACTTTGCTGTTCGGAAATTCGGGATGATCTCTGCAATAATCTTCATACTTGTCAATATCCTCGATTATCTGGTCGAAATGCTCCTTGCTGTGTTTTTCTCCATGCCGGATTTCATCGTCAAAGCGAAGGATCCTATATCTCCATGTGTAAGCCATCCCCTGATCAGATGAACATTGTAATTTGTCGATCTTTTTATCCAGATTACTGATCAGCTCATTTAGATTTTCCCGTATGTCGATACTCTGCTGATGCCATACCGGATACTGCTTCGCCTGATCAATAACCTCCTGGATCCGGTCGTTTTTTTCCTTTTCATCAAGTGCCTTTTTCGATATATAAGTCGTGACTTTTTTGTATACCATCACCAGAAAAACAATCGCCGAAATGACAATTACTGCCTGTCCAACACTGATATTCCCGAAAGACTGTATAAAATGTTCTATCATCATTCTTTCTCCTGTCAGGTTTTGCATGTTCCGGTTGCTCTCTCATTCGGCTCTGCCCTTATTGGGTTCATTCAACTTCCTCCTTCCCAAATAAAAAAGACCGAAAAACGGTCTTTGAAAACATAAAAAGGGCTGGCGCCCTTTTTATAAATCTGATTCTTTAATTTCATTATATCTTTCCAATGCTGCCTTAGCCAGATCAGTTCCTTGAATCTGAGAAGTATTTTCTTCGGTAAATCCATATAAATTTCTCATATGCGCAATTTCATATGATTGCTTTCTTATTATTTCTGACAACTGGCGTATGGCTTCATCTTGTTTCTCGACCATATCAATATATAGATCAAGAAGTTCCAATAGCTTACTCTCGTCCATTATTTAGTTTGCCTCCTTCGGGTTATGCGTAAGCACAAAATCGCTAAAGATCTTTGTTTTAAGAGCTTCGCAGTCACAGTGCTTCATAAGAGACATATAGCTCATAACCGTGTCATTTGCCTTCTCAAATGACATTTCATAATTTCGATAATCCTCCTGCACTTTTTTCAGCCTCCGCTTCATCCTAAGACTGGTTGATTTTCTCAGTCTGACTTTGTGCGGCCAAATACGGTATCCGACAAACTCCATTCCTTGATTTATAGGTCGAATTGCCGTCTTATTATTTAATCGCAGATGTAATACATCTGATAAAAACTCAGAAAACTCTTTTTTATAT